GGATCACTGCAAATTGGACCGAGATTGTTGCCGCCCTGGGTGGCATCGTGCTTGCCGCGCGTATCATTGTGAAGCTGACCCCGACCCCCGCCGACGATTCGGCGTTGGAGAAGGTCGTCAACTTCCTTAAGACGCTCGGACTTCACATTAAATAACTTTAAGTGATCGGTGCGATTCTCAACATCATCGCGTCGATCCTTCGCCTCATTCCAGGCTGGAAAGAGAAACGCATTGACCGCGCCGAAGGCGAGTGGCGCAACAACCGTGATTCCATTGATCGGGATCTTGGCACTGTTGCTTGGTGGGTGCGCGACAACCAATCCCACGACGAACACGACCGGGGCCGTTGAGGCTCTGATGCGCGATGAGAACTACCCGGCTGTTCGCGATTCTTCTCCTGCCGTCCGCGCATGGGCAAAACGCGCTTTGCATTATATCAACGATTTTCAATTTGAACTGAACAGGGAGCGAGAGAAATGAACGCCAAAGACACACGCCGTAACGATTACTACGTCAGGATCATCGAGGCTCTCAACCAGCGCGAGACCTGGGAGAACCGGCAACGGCTGTTTTACCAGGCCCGGTACTTTGGTGTCCGCCGGAAGGTCAAGCCTTGGCCGACCGCAGCCGATCTGCACGTTCAGTTGATCGACACGGCCATTGAGAAGCTGAAGCCTTCCTTCGTCAATTCCGCCATCGGCAACGACATCCTTTCCAGCTTTGTCCCGATGCGCCAGCAGTTGACCCCGCTGACTGTTTCCGCCGAGCGTTGGTTTGACTATCAGATGCGGGAGAAGTCCAACTTCCAGAAAGAGATTGTTTCCGTCATCGACAACATCCTTCTTTATGGCCGTGGCGTTTCCAAGGTGATCTGGAACGAGGACAAGAAGCGTATTGACTTCGAGGCGATTGATCCCTTCCATATCATCGTACCTTCGTACACCAAGGAATTCAAAGATGCCGATTTCATTGTTCACATCATCTCCACGAGCGTCGATTCCTATAAGGCTAACCCCCTTTACAAGCAGGACGAAAACTTTATCAAAATCATTTCGGGTAAGCCGTCCAAATCGGTGGGCCTACGAAGTGAGATTCAGGACGAGATTTACCGCCGTGAGGGAATTACCCAGGAAGCTGAGAATGATCGCATCATTCTTTGGGAAATGTATACGCCATCCGAAGACGGATGGAAGGTCGAAACTTATAGTCCGCTGGTTGTCACCGAGGATGTAAGGAAACCGTTCATCCTTCCCTACCGCCACGGCGAACCTCCTTTCGTTGATTTCCCCTATGAAGTCACAGGGGGCGGTTGGTACAGTCCACGGGGAGTTGCAGAAATTCTCCTCCCTGGAGAGAATCTACTCAACAAGCTGAAGAATAGCCTGAGTGATTACGTTGAACTGGCCAACCGACCCGTTTTCGAGGCGCAGAATCCTATCAGCCTCAACACCGCCAACCTCAAGATGCAGCCGGGCCAGATCCTTCCGCAGGGTCTCAAGCCGGTGCAATTCAGCCAGCCTCCCTTCGACTTCCAGCGTCTTATGCTGGAGGAGCGGATGCTGGCCGAGGCCCGGATGGGCAATCCAGACTTTGGAGCAGGATCGCAGTACCAAGTTTCAGACCGCAAGACAGCGACCGAGGTTGCGGCATTGCAGGCGCAGGCTGCGGCTTCCGGCGATCTTCGTAACCGCATTTTCCGAATGGGGCTGTCCCATCTTTTCAAGCAGTGCTGGTCGCTTTACGTCCAGTACAACAAGCGTGACCTTATGTTCCGCTACGCCGAGGAGACCGGCGCGATGCCGCCCGAAGGTATCCATGAGGAGTACTCGATTGAGCCGAAGGGCGGATTGGACTTTATCAACCGTCAGTTCTCGCTCCAGAAAGCAGTAGCCCGGATGCAGATGTTCCAGGGCAATCCTTTCGTCAATCAGGGCGAACTGGTCAAGTCTGTCATCGAACAGGACGACCCCAGCCTTGTGCGCCGTCTGTTCCAAGACCCGCAAGCCGGAATGGGCGACCAAGGCGAGGATCAGGCGACCGAGATTGCGACCATGCTTGCCACCGGCTTCCCCGTCCAGATCAAGCCTTCCGACGATCACAAGATTCATATCCAAGTTCTCTTCCAGTTCAACCAGGCAGCCCAAGCTCGCCAGCAACCCGTAGACCAGGTTGCCATGCAGGCGATCATGCAGCACCTCCAGCAGCACTTGGCTGCCTTGGAGCAGGTTGACCCCAACACATCCCGCGCCATCCAGAAACAGCTTCGTGATGCGGCCAAACAGGAAATGCGTGCTGCCGAGCAGATTGCTCCGCAGGCCGCACAACCCGCCGCTCCGATGCCTGCTTGAAGGTTCCGGTAATGCGACCGCCCTTCCAGCAGGAGGGGTTGGCCAAGCTTTGCCAGTGGGCAAACGAGAAAGGCGCAAACGGCAAGGCCGTTGAGATCGGCGCATATAGCGGCGAGGGTACCGAGGTTATTTCCAAGTATTTCAAGGAGGTATTGGCGGTAGATCCTTGGATCAACGGCTACGACCTAAACGATGTCGCCAGCCACCAGTGTCCCATGAAGTTTGTTTTTGAGGCTTTCCAGAACCGCACCAAGGGACTTGGTAACGTATCTTTTAGCCGTGGGAAAAGTCTTGACGCGTTGGAGTTTGTTGGCGATGAATCGCTTGACCTAATCTATGTTGATGGCGATCACAGGTATGAAGCGGTTGTGGCAGACATCCAAGGGTGGAGGCCGAAACTGCGTAAAGGCGGGGTGCTGGCTGGACACGATTGGTCCTTCCCGGCTGTACAGAAGGCTTTATCCGAGACTCTTAACGGCAAGGAAGTCGCGCTTTTCCAAGGCGATTCTTGGGCGGTAGTGGTATGAGATATAAAAGAGGATTTCAAAGAGAGGACGGGATGATTTTCTGGGCGTATAACAAGGCAAGAAAAAATCCAGAAATATGGTTAAATAAAAATGATTTTATTAGGTCAAATTTATTAAAAATTCAATGGCAAAGAAATAATTTAGATAATGAAAAAAATAGGAAGAATGTTCAAAATTGGTATCTAAAAAATAAGTCTAAAAAACTTGCATCTGTAAGAAAATATCAAATGCAAAAAAGATGTGTAAAGACATTGGACAGCAAAATAATTTCAGTATTTTATGAAGCCGCAAAACGAGTTGGTAAATGTATTGGAATAAAATTTCACGTAGATCATATTATACCAATATCAAAGGGCGGAATACACGCACCATCGAATCTTCAATGGGTTCCATATAAATGGAATATATCCAAACACAATAGACAAATTGGAAAACTTTTTGCAGTATAAGTTATTTATGATTAGATTCTTAAGAGCATTTATTTCGTTTTCAAGAAATTATGAGTGGGTTGAAGAACCCAAATGGCTTGAGGAAGATGAAAAGGCATGGACATCATTTCTTGGAACTCCAACTGGGCGCAAGTTAAGCCTAATACTTTTGAACCTAACCCTGCGTCAAAATGCCTCCGCAATCATGAAAAACCATGATAGACTTGCAGAGGCTTGTGGATGGGCTAAAGGTTATAGAGGTTGTGTGGCGACCTTAGAATCGCTCGCAACCCAAAAACTAAACTCCGCCATCTCAGGCTATGGGGATGGATCGGATGAACCAGTAGCCGATTAACCTCACCGCCGAATGACTCCCGGCGAATGGGTGTAAGAAAGGGTCAAATGGCTGATTCGAATAACCTGACGGAAGCGGATATTCTGGCGATGGCGCAAGCGGCTGACGAGGGACGGGATTACAATCCCACTCCCAAGGAAGACGAAAAACCCAAAGCTGAAGCACCTGCAACCGATAAGGCGAGCGGAGATACCGAGCAGAAACCCGCGCCTGCCGAGGAAGCCGAAACCAAACAGGAAGCTTCGAGTGAAGTTTCCGCCACCGAGGAGAAATCCGAGGAGGCAAAAAGTTCTTTAACAACGCAACCTTCAGAAGACAAGTCGGAGTCGGCTTCCGAACAAAAGAAGCCGTCCCGATACGAGAAGGCCAAGGGCAGACTCGAAAAAGAGTGGGAAGATGTCCGAGCGGAAAAAGCAAGACTCAAAGCAGAGCGTGAAGCCATCGAGCAGGCGAAAGCCCAGCGGGAGGCTTCGCAGCCTGGTTCTGAAACGCCGAAAACTGGAAATCGACGCTTTAGCGCGGACGATTACCGGGAGGCGGCAAAGAGCTATCGTGAAGAAGGCCGCGACGATCTTGCAAAGCTCGCTGAGACAAAAGCCACCGAAGTCGAGACTGAAGAGCGCAGGGAAATCGAGCAGAAAACCCAAACCGAACTAAAATCGGCCTGGGACAAAAACCTGCTTGAGGAGGTCGAGGCCAACCCCGATCTCAAGGATTCCAATAGCTCGCTCTACAAGGCCGTCTCCGAAATGCTGCAAAACCACGCGATCCTCCGCAATTACCCTGCGGGAATCAAGGACGCGGTTGGGATTGCCAAGATCAGGCTCCAGGCGGAAACCGCCTCCGACTTGAAGAAGAAGGTTGCAGAGTATGAGCGAGAACTCGCTCAACTCAGAAAAGCGACGACACCGGCTTCCAGCCAACCGTCAGGCCCGGCCAAGACCAAGTCTTTCAGCGAACTCTCGCTAGACGAGCAGGAACGCGAATTGATGAGGATGGCGGGTGAGGTTGACAGGAACGGTTAGTCACAACAAAGGATATAACTACAATGGTCACTACTGGTTCAGTAACCGCGCAGTTCCAGACGTACTTCTCGAAGGCGTTGCTGGAGCGTGCGCTCCCCTTGCTCCAGATGGAGCAGTTTGCTATGAAAACCCCCTACCCGACCAAAACGGGTGGGAACAAGACGATCCGGTTCTTCCGGTTCTCAGACCCGAGCATCAGCGCAATCGCCAATCTATCCGAAGGCACCACGCCTTCCAGCGGTGACGAGCGCGATCTGACGCTCTCCTCGGTCGAAGCGACCCTGGTTCAGTACGGCTCCAAGATCATCCTCACGGACGTTCTCTTGGCCACCGAGCTGTTCAGCCATCTCGCCCAAGCCACCAAGCAACTCGGCGAAGACGCTGCGTTGCACGCCGACACCCTCTGCCACCGCGCTTTGGTCCAGGATTCCTCGACCAGCACTGGCACTGGCGTTGCCGTCAAGTCCTACGCTCGTTATGCCCAGAACGGCACGAACGGCACGACCTTCGGCACGGCCTCCACCCCCAACAGCAGCATGACCGCCACCGACCTTCTTGACGGTGCGACCAGCCTGTTCATCGCCCGCGCTCCCAAGATCAAGGACGGCTACGCCCTCGTGGCGCACCCCGCCGTTATCCGCGATCTCCAGCAGGACGATGATTGGTTGAAGGTCTCCAGCTACTCCGCCCCGGATCAAATCTTCAAGGGCGAAACTGGCAAACTGTTCGGCGTGAGCGTGATTAGCTCCACCAACGTTCAGACGTTCAACACCTCCGCCTCCGGCGTGGGTGAAGCCACTGTCAGCACCGGCGCGGTCTACGCGAATGTGTTGCTCGGTGGTGGTGCGTTTGGCGTTCCGAGCCTGTCCTCGGTCGCCGCTTCCGGCTCGCCCTTCGCTCCGAAGGTCACGATCCTGGACGCAGCCGACAAGTCCGACCCCTACGGCCAGCGCGTTGTTGCGTCCTTCAAGACGTTCTACGCGGCCAAGCAGCTCGACCCTCGGTTCTTCCGGGTGTTGTTCAGCAAGTCGAACTACTCGTAATTCTAATGGGAGCCATGCTGATTATCGGTATGGGTCCCCGGAA